TATATGATCTCGTTTGGATAATTGGTCGTCTACAGCGACCCCTGTTTATCTGAACCGTAGCCAGGTTAGTATTGTCCTTATTAGGACATACTTAATCTGAGCACCAATCGGTCAGGTACTTGTTATATTACCATTCGCAACCATGTTTTTATCATACGTCTAGCCACGATACGGCAATTTATGTTTATTATATATCCAGAGCACAAAATATAGAAAAAATAGCTCTGTTAATGAAAAGTCAAAACGACAGTAATAATCGATTGTACGATTTAACCTGTGTCTTTATTTAGCATTTATTTGCTACACACATAAAGGAAACACACCGCTAACACTAATCAGTAATAAGCGGTATATAAAAATATTTAAGATTTGATTATTGTAATCAACAATACTCAGAAGTTATGTAGTTATGTCGAACTATAAGAAATATACTGAGAAATCAAAGCCCTATACAAAGAAGGTAGAACCTATATTGTATTTGAAGACCTAGCCTAGTAATCTGGCTCTAAATAGAAAACGATTATAACCCAACCCAACCCGGGGCACTTTATGTGTCACGGGGAGCCGTAGGCTCGTGGAAGTTCGTCCATGAAGTAGGGAGCTTGCTCTCTGTGGGAACTTTGGAAAGGTCTTAGTACCGGAGTAAAACACGTGCCGATTTGTGAACACCTCATCCCAAATCATTTGGGCTTGAAACGTTCACTGCGGCTGGTATTTTAAATATGAATAACCAGCGTAGTGATTTTCAGGCTTTCGACGATAAAGTATTTCGTCGCCAACAATACAAAAATAAAATCCAGCATAAAATTAAAGCTGCAACACGCAGAGTTACCGCTGACGAGAAAAAGGAGGAAAAGAGGGGTGCAAAGTTGCACCCCCAGGTCGGAATATTATTCCCTTTGAGGGCTCTTATACATTCCGAAGGTTCGATGTTTTCGGGCCTTGACCAAGATAGATTACTATCTGAACTCGAAAATTGCACAGCATTGTATATGTCTTTGCGTGAAGCTAGAACTTCTACGCAGGCAGCATCAATATTGTTTTTATTTTTGAAAACACATTGCTCCGGCAGTGTGCTGAATCAAGCAGTACAATACATTCGTGAAGAATGTAATTTCAATTTGCTTGATGCTCAGGACAGCGACCCCCCTGAGTGGTTATCCCTTTTGAAAGGGATAAAGACGAATTGGCAAGCCGTCTCTCATAACAAAGCTTTTAAGAAAGTTTCCACGCTTATGAGCATGAGTGCCGCTATGGGATTGTGTGATCTTGCTAATTTAAACTTTGATGTTAATGGCATTCGCATTTTTTCCATCCCCTCTTACAAAAAACACGTCGATGCCGCCGATTTTTTCGGTGCGATTTTCGATACGTTTATGTACTTCGTTGAGGGGGGGTATAAGTGCTTCCAGGAGGGGAGCCTTACACCATTCATCTTTTCGGGAGATGAAGCAATGCAATTTGAACAAGATTATTTTGAAATGTTGGATTTATATCCATTCATGAAATCTGGGAATTTGCTTTCTAAAAAGAAGGTAACAGAAAATGATTTTGACTACAAATTAAACAAGATTATTGATAAGGCTGACGCTTTATATAAAGCTTCTGAGGGAACTTGGGAAAAGAAGATCTTGTTTGATAGATTATCACAATTGCGAAAGATGCGCGCGGAGTTTATCTCCGTGCGCGTTGACGGAAAGTTACGCGAAGCACCTTTCTCTGTTTATGTACAGGGACCGTCCGGTGTTGGAAAATCTTCCGTATCAGCCATTATTATGCGCGTCATATTGCTAGCTAACGAATTTGATGCTAGCGATGAACGTTTGATTACGCTTAATGAGGCTGATAAGTATATGTCTACTTACCGTTCACACATAAATGGCATTTTCATAGACGACTTGGGTAATACCCAAGCTGCGTTTGTTGAGAAATCGCCAGTGGAGAAGGTAATTGAAATTATTAATAACGTTCCTGCTTATGCCAACATGGCTGAAGCTGAATTGAAAGGAAAAGTCTCTATTGAACCAAAATGTGTAGTAGGGACATCAAATGTTGATTTGGAGAAGATTGCTAAGCAATATTCCAATATGGTATATTCGATTGTTAGACGATTTCATTTGCAAATGTACGTAACCGTGAAATCAAAGTTTGCCATGAAGGATGGTAGACTCGATTCTACAAAAGTCCACGAATACTACCCCGAAGGTATTCCGCCCATCCCTGATTTATGGGATATTGAGGTTTTCGAACCTGTGGACGACCGTGTTAATGGATACCGTACAAGCGTGGGAGTGTTCCCTATTGAAACGGTTATCCATATGTGCACGCAGCAATCTCGCATACACTTTAAGAACCAGAAAGATGTTGTTACTTTCGCCTCTAACCTTGACGACAAGTTGAGGAGTTGTTCGCAGAAAGATCTGTTCATTCCTAAGTCCTCGGAAGACGGGGAGGAAGAAAAACTTGATGAACAAGTTTTGGAATACGCAACAGAAAACATCATGCATTTGGTAGCGCAAATCCGAGCTTATGATTCTCCTTGGTTATCCTGGACGAATTATTTACCAGATTGGATGTTTGACAATTTTTACGTTACGTTATTATTGTTATATTGTCAGAGACACATTGTTCGAATAGAAATTTTTGAGTCTTTGCGTGCTTGGCTTGGAGCCATAGCCATGAGTGTGTTTGTGGGGTTTTGGAGCACTTCTTTCTCTTTGTGCATCTTTTGTTGTATGACTTTTTTGTTCATGCGATCTTTGGTGCGTAAGAAAGGCGATATATTGCGCCGATTACGCGATAGTAACGGAGCGATGCCTTATATATTCCGGTGTATAAGAGATAACCATGTGGCAGTTATTGCCTGTGCAGGTTCTCTTATCGGAGTGATGTACGTCGTTATGCGCACGTACAAAGTTTCTCGATCTCTTTTGGAGCAAGGCAGTTTGCACCCTCGAAATGAGGAGGAGATGGATCAGCGAGATAAAGAAGTGAATCCGTGGGGTTTTAGTGCGGTCACTATTCCCCATGCCACACAACAAGCCGCCACCTGTAGCCATGAAGAAATATGTGCCAATGTATTTACTAATTTGCATTATTGCACGCTAGAAGATTCAACAACGCGAAGATTTTGCGATGCGTTCTTCTGGAAATCGAATTTAGTTTTATTGCCCAAACATATGGTTACGGAAGGGGAGTTGGTTGCCACCTTCTCTCGAAAGTCCCCCGGGACTAACGGCGCAAGTTTTAGAGCGAATATTAGTAGTGAATTTTCCTATCCTATTCCAAACACTGATCTTTGTGCCATTTGGATCCCTAATACTTGGAGTGTTAAGGATCTTTCTCCATATATATCGGAGGATGTATATGGACGAGCCACACCAAGCACTCTTGTCTACAAGATGCAGGACGGTTCACGAAAGGATTTCGTGACCATGGCTCACCCTGGGAGTGTCAGCACGAAGGCTGCGACTTTTCCTGGTTACAATTACACTTTAGCAGAGCCCACGTTTAATGGCCTGTGTATGGCCGCTTTGGTTTCCAATACTGTTAGAAAGCAGATTATTGGTTTTCATTTGGGCGGATTAGGGTGTAAAGGTGGCTCAGGAGCTATCACGCTCAAGATGCTGGACACAGCGGAAGCTTATATCCGGCAGTGCGAGGGAGTTTTGGTGCCTAAAAGTCAAGGTACAGTGTTGAAGAATCAGTATGGTATAGACTTTTACCAGGGGCCACAAATGCATGTGAAGAGCCCGACGAGATATTTGCCTGAAGATTCCAACATAGAAGTCTTCGGAAGTGTCATTGGTCGAGTGACCACATACTCCAATGTAGTTCCAACTATCATTTCCCCTATTGTGGAGGAAGTGACTGGGGTTCCTCAAAAGTGGGGGAAGCCCAAATTTAACAACCCCGCATGGCGACCATGGCAAGCGTCATTAGAACATTCCTGTAGACCGTCTATTGGGATGGAGGGAGATTTGTTATGTAAGGCTGTTAAGGATTACAAGCGTCCTTTGCTACAATTACTAGCTTCGCGGCCTGAAGTTAGGAATGATATCAGACCCTTGACTGACATGCAAACTGTCTGTGGTATTGATGGGAAGCGGTTTATTGATAAGATGAAACCCACCACGTCTGTAGGTTTTCCATTGTCAGGACCTAAGAGCTCATACTTGACGGAACTGAATCCTGAAGACTATCCAGACTTCGCATCCCCTCACGAGCTCGACCCAATGTTTTGGGACGAGTTTGAAAAGATGAAAGTTGAATATTTAGCCGGGAAACGGGCGTATCCTGTTTTCAAAGCTGCTTTGAAAGACGAACCCACACTTCTTACCAAAGACAAAGTCAGAGTATTTCAGGCCGCCCCTATTGCTTTGCAACTGGGTGTTCGAAAGTATTACTTGCCTCTTGCACGCTTGTTATCAGTGTTCCCATTGCTCTCCGAGTGTGCGGTTGGCATTAACGCACAAGGACCTGAGTGGGACGAATTAGCTAAACATGTCAGAAAGTACGGTGACAAACGTATACTGGCTGGAGATTATAGCAAGTATGATCTGCGTATGTCTTGCCAATTGATGTATGCGGCATTTCGCATTCTAATTGATTTGGCTAGAGCCACTGGCAATTATACATCGGAGGATATTTCCATTATGGAGGGTATTGCCTCCGACATTTGCCAGCCTTTGATGGCGTATAATGGAGATTACATTCAGCACGTTGGTTCGAATCCTTCAGGACAGAATTTGACCGTTTACATTAATTCCATTGTCAATTCGTTGCTATTCCGATGCGCGTTCTTTCATTTATGTAAGGATCGCACTTTACCGCCATTTGCTGACGTTTGTTCTTTGATCACATATGGAGATGATGCTAAAAGCTCGGTGCGCGAAGGATGGGATGAATTTAACCATATATCCGTAGCGAGCTTCTTGGCGGCGCGTGATATGAAATTCACTATGCCAGATAAAGAATCTGAGCCCATTCCTTATATGACAGATGAGTCAGCGGATCTGCTGAAGCGTAAGAATGTTTACAACGAGGATACAGACTTGGTCTTCGGAGCGTTGGATGAGGATTCCATTTTTAAAAGCTTGCACGCAGTATTGCGTTCTAAGGCGGTTACTAACGAAGAACAGTGTATGTCTAACATCGACGGAGCTCTTCGAGAGTGGTTTTCCCATGGAAGGGAAAAGTATGAAGAGCGTAGGGAGCAAATGAAAGAGATTGCCCACCGAGCCAATCTCGCATACGGATGCAAAGAATTAGATGTTTCATATGATGAAGCACTAGATCGATTCTCGCAAAAGTATGGAGTTGAGCTCAAAGAGACCTCTATATAGAGGACTCAGTCTGCGCGGACATTAAACGCGTCGCATAGTAGGACCCGCTTTCCTGGCGGTCTGTTCTTTAACAGGGTAAAAATTAGGAGTGTAGTATTGGTTACCAGTATTCACGTTTTTATATATTATGCGTGACACTCGGCTTTACTACATATTTGTACAGATTGAACTCATATCAATCTTGTACGAAATATATTGCATGGCGATTCTCTGAGTCACAGAATTGTCCAGAAGTGTAAAATAAAGACTTACTTCTATTGTAAATACTAATGTAAATAATAATAACAATGCGGGTACAGTACCGCTTAACAATTCTGTAGGGAGTGATTCCCGAACGCCAACTCTTTGTCGATTTTGTAAACATAGTCATTTATATTGTGTATGTTTTGCTAATGAAGATTATGGAGACTTCAATTGGCCATACGATGAGGCGTTTCTGGACGCCCAATCTGGAGAGACACCACTCATTCAAGAAATTGCGGATTCGTCGGTTGTCGCGCAAACTGTCGAGTTCTTGGATCAAAATCCGGCGTGGCATATGGCGGTTGGTGCTGAACGCGATTCAACTTTTGACGCTGGTGATGGCCCCAATGCTAGCCTTGGCGATTTCTTTGGCCGAGCTGTTGAAATTGCTAATTTCGATTGGGGCACGAACGTGAGTTTCTTTGAATCTTTTAACCCATGGCAGCTATTTTTCACTAACCCTCGTGTAGCCAATAGGTTAGCCAATTACTATTCTCTACGGTGTGATTTGAAATTGAAGTTTTTGCTTAATGGCAACGGGTTCTATTATGGTAGGCAAATGGTATCATACCTTCCTTTGCCTGCAGCAGATTCTCTTACCATAGCGCGAGCTTTCTTTAAACAGGATTTAGTTCAAGCCTCTCAGCGCCCACATATATTCCTCGATCCTACCACAAGTATGGGCGGGGAAATGACATTGCCATTCTTTTTCTACAAGAACGGAGTGTCAGTTCCTGATTCGGAATTTAATGAGTTGGGACGCATTGATATGTTTGAAATGGCTCCATTGAACCATGCTAATGGTGCGACAGGCACAGTCCGTATCACTGTTTTGGCTTGGGCCGAAAACGTGGTTTTGTCCATGCCAACTCAGGCTACTGCGTTGTTGACCCCTCAATCCGGTATGTCCATGAAAACTTCGAAGACGATGTCTAAGAAGAGTAGGGGTGATCGTAGTACTGGCGATGAATATGGGTCCGGACCTGTCTCATATCCGGCGACTATAGTTGCTAAGGCTGCGGGTGCCCTCACGCAAATACCCGTGATCGGTCCTTATGCCCGAGCGTCACAGATGGCTGCCGGTACTATGGCAGATGTAGCCAAGTTATTTGGCTATTCCCGACCAGCGAGCGTCGAAGCAATTAAGCCTTATGTGCCGCAATACGCAGGAAACGTGGCATCATGTAATATGATAGACACCTCTGTGAAATTGACTACTGATGCTAAGCAAGAGGTTACTATTGACCCGCGAACTTTCGGCCTAATTAGTTCTGACGAAATGAGCATTTCATCAGTTGCATCCCGGGAGTCATATATCACGCAAACTGAATGGAAAGTCTCGGATTCACCTGGGACTATCCTATTCAATTCCCTCGTGACCCCGTGTATGTGGGACACTGTGTACAACGGTACTAACAATGAGCATCATGTTACTGCTAGTTGTTTTGCTACTATGCCTTTTGACAATTGGCGTGGTACGATGGAGTATAGATTTCAGATAGTGACCTCAAATTTCCACAAAGGGAGATTGGCATTGCATTGGGACCCTTATAAAGTGGACCCAGATGAACTCAACGTCACTTATTCTCGAATTATAGATATAGGCGAGGAGAAGGATTTTGTTGTGCGTGTTAAATGGGGTCAACTGTATCCATATTGCACGGCATTATCTTTAGCTAATGATAGTGTACCTTTTATTAATCGAGGCACATTGTTCCAACCTACTCTTAATACTTCTCGGCAGAATGGATTTTTATGCTTGCGTGTGCTGAATGAACTTACGGTACCTAATTCTACCGTATTTAACGATGTTTCGATTAATGTGTTTTGCAAAGCTTGTGATGACTTTGAAGTAGCAGATCCTACCTCAGTCAATTTTGAGCCTTTTTCCTTCTTTCCAGCACCCCAAGGCCTCGTTTTGCAGACTCAATCTGGTGAATCCCCATTGACCTGTTCAGATTTGGATTGCACCGAGGAACCATCGAAGCCTATGTCCACTAAGGTGGACTTTGAGGTCGGTGGTTCCACTGGCGAGGGGGATTTGGCAGATATTTGTTACGGTGAAGTAATACCATCTTTTCGCTTAATGTTGAAGCGATATAACTTCCATACTATGTGGGGACCTAACGAGGCCAGTTTTACTGGGACTTTGAGTCGCCGGAACAATCATTTCCCGTATATGCGCGGTTTTGCGCCAAACGGTGTGAACGTGGCGGCGGGTGCAAATTACAATGTTTGTAAAATGACATTGCTTAATTTCATTTCCTCCGCGTACACAGCGCGGAGGGGCGGTATTAGATGGAAACACATGCTGGTTGCATACGGAGCGGCTGCACCAACCGCGGATTACCCAATGGGGGTGCTACGTTCTGAGCGAGTTTCTGGTGAGTTAGGCACTTATGAAATCACCGCAGACCCATGGTTGGGCACTGCTCCTATTGACACGTTGCAACGTGTGAATGTTGCGCAATGGTCCAATGGACACGCTGGTATGCACATGACACCACCTCAACTTAATCCCGTGTTGGAGGTAGAATATCCACATCATTCGAATTTGCGATTTTATCCAGCTAAGAATGAGAATACTACTCGTAGTAATTCATATGGAGAATTCCACAAAGTTTCAGCGGTGGTTCGTGTTAATAACAAGCCCGGCAATGCAGGCGGAACTCACATTTATGATTTCGTGGCTGCAGGTGAGGATTTTAGTCTACATTTCTTCACTGGGTGTCCAATTCTCTATTATGTGCCTATTGACCCTAGTTAATAGACCGTAATAGCGCTGTGCTGGCGTTACAAGCTCCGGAGAGTAAACTCCTGCCAATTAAAAATAGTTTTTTAAATATTTGTACTAAACGTCAATAACAAATATCCCTCGGTGGCTGAGGGTGAGATTTTATATCAAAAAGAGCCGCGCCGAATGAATTATACTCAGAATTTTTCCTAGTATAAGACACGTCATTCGGCGTGTCTTTAGGTTTTTATGAGTCACTAATTTAGTAGCGCGGCCCTGCACAGTATTGTGTTTGGGAGGACTTCATGTTGTGAAAGTCCTCCCCGCTAGGGCCAC